GGATCATATGCATCGTCCTCATCATCCGATCCCATTCCCTTGGAAATCTCCCAAAACTCTTTGGATCCCAATTTGAAATCGGGATGATCTTGAGCTTTGTACCAGAAAATTTGATCATTCAATTTATTCGATTTAGCATTGTTATTAATGACTAAACATTCATAATTTTCTGTCGTTTGATCCATCACTGCGCTAAATGATTCCAGGGTTGGAAACATACTGGCATAGTTTTCCCAAATACGTTTTCGATTGGTCATATAAGGCTCTCGCAAAATGAACACATAATCAATATTGGTTCTCAAATTGGGTGGAATACCGAGAGGATATTGCATAGTAATAATAAGCATAATTTTCCAATGACGTCCATTCATGAAGAGCAAGCGCATCATTTTATCACGGGTCCAGGACTGATCGTAGAGACAATCATCCAAAATAACAAAAGCACGAGGATCGATTTGACTACGACGATAGGTCTCAATATCTTTGTTGACTTGTTTCAAAACCGCCTTTTGTCTACGCAAAATGTTCTCGATAAGTACCGTATTATACTCATCATGGATGAAGAGTTTAGGAACATGGGCTGCATAAAAGCCGTTTCCGGCTTCTGTTCCTGATATCACGGTTCCAATGGGGACATCTTGATGATAAAATAAAAGATCTCGCACCAAATAAGATTTACCTGTATCACGACGCCCAATCATAACGATCACAGGTCCTTTGTTCTCATCCGGTTTGAATGTAATTGAACGCATATCAAATTTTTTTAGTTCTAAAGTCATATTGAAACAACAGTATATTTATATTGACACATTTCTTTTTTTGCCATTTATACGAAAACTAACCTATTTAGTCGTTTTCAAGTAAGAAATCGGTCAAATCCTTCTTTAGAATATGTTCCAAAATACCATATACTAAGTATGAGCAGTGAAAAGACGTCTAAATTTACATTGCATTATTCAAAAACAAAGCTATTGAATACACAGCCTTTAGAAAACGCCTATGTAGCCAAACAAGAAGAGTTTGACTATGACTACAATCCTTTTCGATTGTCTCAATTGCAAAATTACAATCCTGTGTATTCGCAATTCTTTGAATTGACCCCGAAAAACTATGATACCATTTCTTTGAACCATACCTATTCTATTGTATCATTGGATACCATTGTCCACACAGAAACAAAAGAAACGGTTTTGAAACCAGTTTTTATCAAATATGCACCGTTGCTAGATCCTTTGCGATACATGATTGGCAAATACGACGTACAAAGCAAAAAAACGACGGTATTGCCTGATAGTACATTGAATAAGGAGGTCATTTTACCAAAACTATTGGATTATAACAACGCATCTTATGTGGACAACTTCTTCTGCTATTTGACCAGTCAAATGCTACACAAACACTGTATTCCGAATTGCCTCGATTATTATGGATCTTTTTTAGGCATTCAGGAAAAATACAAGGCGAATATTATCGACGATCTAGATTATTTGCAGTCTTCTTCTTACTTTACAGAGAACCTAGGAAAGCAATTTATAGTAGCAAAAAACGATAAATTAAGCGATTTTACGCAGCTGGGTTCTCGCAGTAACAAGCATAAATTGTGTATTTCGACAGAAACAGAACTAACCTCGGCTCTTGAGCTCGAATGTATTTCTATTCAAGAAGAAGTCCTTGTAGAAAGCGAACAAGGGTCTCATGAATTGGTGTATGAAAATACAAAACCCGGGTCTGAAACAAAATCCGATCGATCTTCTTCTACTGGATCCTCCAACAATAGTGAATTGAATTATAGTTCGGATGACAACAATGATGAAGAGGATGATTATGAAACCTGTTCGGATGAAGAAGAGGAGGAAGAGGAAGAGAATGACGACGAAAAATCATATAGTGCATCTGATCTATCGGATGAAGATGTGCTTTCCGCCTATATTCACAACTTTCCAGTACAACTCATCTGCTTAGAAAAATGTGATGGAACCATGGATGAGCTCTTTCTCCGCAATAAAATCAACAAAACAAACGGTTCGAGCATTTTATTACAAGTCATTTTTTCTTTGATCATTTTCCAAAAAGCATTTCATTTTACACATAATGATCTTCATACCAACAATATTATGTATGTAAAAACAGAGGAAGAGTTTGTCTATTACAAGTACGGAGGCAAATGGTACAAGGTACCAACGTATGGAAAGATTTTCAAACTCATTGATTTTGGGCGCAGTATTTATAAATTCCAAGGCAAGCAGTTTTGCAGTGACAGTTTTGCACCCGGTGGCGATGCAGTAACACAATACAATTTTGAACCATTTATGAATAAGAACAAGGCACGCTTAGAGCCGAATTATAGTTTTGATCTCTCTCGCCTAGGAACATCCATCTACGATTTTGTGATTGATGAAGAGGAACCCGAGAACATGGATCCATTGCAACAGACCATTTATCGATGGTGCACAGATGATAATGGAAAGAATGTGTTATATAAGAAAAACGGGGAAGAACGATATCCCAATTTCAAGTTATACAAGATGATTGTGAGAACAGTGCATGAACACACTCCGGAAAATCAACTACAGTTTGATTATTTCAATCAACATGAAGTAAATGAATGGGATGGCGTATCAACCGTCATTGATATTGATACAGTACCATGTTATGTCTAATCTTATGCAGCAATCGGTAGTGGAATAATTTGTTTATGCAATTTTGAGAACACGCGTTCTCTCATTTCGTCGTCCATTGCCATAAAATGGAGAACAAATCTCTGTGGCGGTAGCGTATCTGTATTGTTTGCATATTGTAATACTTCGCCATAGAGTGAATTAAATTCACTTTCTGGTGCAACACTAATATTCCAAGCGGCTTGTTCGTCTTGAACCATATCGGATAATGCCCACTGTTCAAATGCGAATTCTTTATATTCATATCGTTTATCCCACCAGGTTTTCAATATGCTTTTTGCATGTTGCGTATTTTTTGCTATGATTGCTCCTCCATTTACTTTATAACGTCCAGCAGAATTTGCTTCATCAGAGCAAGCAATAACATCCCCTTTGTATTTGGCTACAATATCTTCTATTTTGATAGTTTGATCATAAAATATAGCGTCGGAATCAATATACATTACACAATCATAGCCTTGATCTAATAAATTAATCATTGCCGGTATTTTTTGCCACGCATGGGTAACTTTGTCGTCATATGGTTCTTTTATTAATTCGAATGTATATCCATTTTTTTCGGCATATTGCATATTAATATCGAGAACATATTTACCCCATTTGTCTAATAAATTTTGTGTGCAATACATAAGAACAACACATTTTTTTGAAACAAAGGGTTCAGTAAAAAAGTTGACAAATAAGAGAGGCAAGATGATCAATATGGACAAAATAAAACTAAATACTAAAGTTTGTTTTCTCATTATATTATATAATACGATATTGTTTCCACAGTTCAATAGCTCGTTCTTTGTTCTCAAATCCGTATACTTTTGACCATTTGTTGGGCGTTTTGTTTTTGTAATGAGTAAAAAACCATTCAATATTGTCTTTGGTTTCAGAGGAAAGCGTTTTCAAAGATTTGTCAGATGTATAGTCTTCTTCTAACAAACATAACACCTTTTCATCAAGACCTTTCTCGTCTTCCATAATGAGAACCCCGACAATGTAAACCGGATACCAATGATCTTTTTCAATGATTTTGTCGGTGAGTATGAGTGCGTCCAATTCATCGCCGTCTGTAGCGAGGGTTTTTTCAATAAATCCATATGCGTAGGGATAAGAATAAGGATAGGGTAAAACACGGTCGAGTTCTAACATGTTGGCTGCTTTATTGAGCTCATACTTGTCGCGGCTATACTGCTCAATTTCGACATAAACGAGAACACGCTGGTCCATCTTTGTACTATACAAAGATGGAATTTTGATTTTTCTAAAGTAAAAAATGTGGAGCGTCGACGAATGGTTCAGATTTCACAATAAAAACAATAATGAAAAACTTATTTGTACCTAATCATTCAATGACGAATACTTTGATAGTAAGGGATTTTTTTTGTATTTATCTCGAAAAAAAGACAAACTAGTATCATTATCAACAATAAAAACAAAAACAAAAATAGATCAGCAAAGGAAAACTCGTAATCAAACAATCGAATAAATTTAAAATTTATTCCAGGATGAATCATAGAAAAAGGATTGATTGTTTTATTTTTTTTATTGTTAGAACCATTGTTTTCATCCCAAATTTGTTCAAATAGAATAACAGGATAATTGTAGACATTGAGGTCCATGAATAGCATATCAAAATCAATATGAGTTATGATTTTATGATCTAATAATTTTTTAGCACCTTTTTTATTTATAATATAGGATGTCAACAAGAGAGACGGGTAGTTATTATACACCTTTGAACATTGTAACCCGCACTTTGTGCGGATAGTGTTCAAAGGCAACGTTACCGATAAATCAATTGGAGACGCACACTTTGTGTGCGAACTCAAATGTTCATCGGTGTAAGTGTTTGTTTTGTAATCTGGCCAATAGTCTACTTTGATGATATCCCAGTCTTTTGGTCCATGTTGAATAGCTAATTCAATCTCTTCCATATAATTATCGAG